ACTACAATATTAAAAGGTTCTGTCTTTTCAAATTTAATAACCCTAAAACCTAAACTATCAAGTTTTTCATTTACATCATCAGCAATATCATAGACGACCATATATTTGTCGCCTTCAAATCCAGAATCAATTAGTGAGTATACCCAAGGCTTTAATTTGTCAAAATTATAACCAGTGATAAATCCAATTACAGCGTCTTTTTGTGGTTCCACGGAAAATCTCCATTATATTTTTCATTTACAACATTGTTACCGTTTTTAAAGAAATCGGCAGTTACAGAACCAGGATTTCCATCCAAACGATAATTTACAGTATAATCAACAGTACAATCATAATTAGTGAAGTGTTGAGATATTGCAGATAGGAATACTCTATCTTGGCCCCAACCACCATGCCAAACTGATGCCAATTTAATTGCAATAGGGGTTTTAATACAATAACAGTTAGTATCTATGTGATTGTAATTTGTGTATGGTGTCCATTTACCCAAACTCTCACAATCATCCCTACATTCAAATTCTGCACTCTTATTGTAAATATTTCTGAGTGAGTAACACCAATCTAAATTATAGGTTTCAATGGTACTGATACAAGAAGCTACATGATTTGTTTCATACCAATTATCTTGATCCAAATAGAGAACATAATCTGTATCAATAAGATGTGTGAATGCTGCGTAAATTCTATGGCCATAGAAACCATTAGCACCAACATTAAGTGGAAGATAGCATACTTTTATTTGTTCTTCTTCACCAGGAATAACATAATCTTCTAGAATTTTCTCTACTTTTGGTCTGAATTTTTCACCATCACACACCAAATATATCTTTGTTTTTAGTGTTTGGTCTAAAACAGATTCAATAGCATAATGTACCTCACCTTCACCTGTGGTGGGTATAATCACAGTTGCACTCATAATTTCACCTATTTTGCTATAATAAATCTTCCCGAGTCTTGGGTTCTCGAAGTTGCATATTTATAAATTTCTTGCATGAATCTGTCAGCCGGTGAAACATAGTCCGGATTATTATTTTTATCTCCGGAATTATCTTTAAGCCATTTTATTAAAGGAGGAAATATTACATTTGTTACCATCATAGCATCTAAGGCTCCTCTATCCTTATCAAATTGTTCTCTAGCTAATTTGACTGCGGCTGGATTAGTCATTCTTTTAGATTTTTCTAAAAATTCATCTTTGAGTTTTTTTGCTTCTTTTTTATACTTCTCGTTGGCAACATTATACAATCTGAGTTCTTCCGAAGCAATCTTTGTATCAATGAGACCTAAAATATCACAAAATATTTTCCAAGAACCAATGGATCCACCTCTAGCCATCAGGTCTTTACTTTCGAGTTCAGCTTTCATAGCAGCAGTGGAGGCATCATGTCTAATCTTAATTGATTCTCTGTCAGATGAGGAAAATTTTATCTGCAAATCTCTTGTCTGTGGGTTGGCCAATTCATATTTTTTCCATTCTTTTCTGAATCCATAAAATCCAAATTTTAGAATTTCTGAAGCTTCGTGGGCTCTGTCGAAATTGACTTTTTTAATCGTTACTGCACTTGTTTGTTTCTTTAACGATATAGGCAATAAATCACCAGACTCAATTAATTCATTTATCATATTATTCATGATATCAAATCCGTAGGCTTTGCCTTTGCCATTAACATAATCACTAACATTAGCTCTTATTCGATTTCTAGCTTTATCTGTGGCAAAATAAATGTCGGCGGGAGACCATTTATTAACATCTCCAAATTTTGGGTCTGGTTTATTCTTATTTGCAATTTTAAATAAATCTTCAATATTTTTCATAACATCCTTATCACCACGGAAATACCAAACATCACTTGTACTAGGTTTTTTATTAAATCCTGTGGATATTGAAGAAATATCTTCAACAAGTTTTTTTCCAATAAGACAGGAACTAGTATACCAACCCTTATCAACCATAAGGAAACCCTCAATTTCACCATATGGTATTATTTTTGATCCTGATGCAGCCTCTGTGAATTTTTCATATATGGCGGGTAAAGAGTCACTTTTATTTTTAAATTCTTTTTTCCATTTAGATTCAAATCCTGTAAAAGTATCAAGGCCTTTGGACTTATCTTTAGGATCAAGAAAATCTTTCAAATTCTTACCTTTGATTGTAAGATAATCTGCAATTGCACAGAAAAATGCTTGTGATGATTCCGCTAATGAGGTTGTATCTGTCATGATATTATACTGTAAATAAAAACTATTTATCTAAATTTATCTAATAATATCAATGTTTTTTCCTGATGTCCACACTTCAAGTTCAGTTCTCAACCTACCTTCTGAATTCAATGTTTCATAACGATTAACTGCCTTCTTTCTCCACCATTCAATGATATTCTCTAGTTCAAACTTTTCATAGTTTTCACCTTTAATCAACTCATCGGTTTTGTTATTGGCATAATCAATATAATTTTTAAAACCATAATCCGAAATATAATATCTCTTCTTTTCAGTTAAACATTTGGCTTTTTCAATTATTTTTAAAAAATGTTCTAATTCTGCTGAACCTTTTAGAGCCTGCTTAGTCAAAGCAATGATCCTTTGTGAAATTTTAAGTTTTCTACTAGAAGCTCCATCATCCACAAGTTTTCCAACCTTTTCTTCCATAAAGGTTTTTAAGTCCTCAAATGGTTTTCCATGCATCATTGGAAGAAAATCGGATTCAGTCAAACCTTTGAAACGAATATATGGTTTCATACCATCATATTGTGATACTGTTTTAGAACTACCATATAAACTGGTTGTTTCAAATAAACAAAGGTTCATGTTATACTTCTTATTACAAATTTCTCTTACTGTATGTGAACAACAGATTGCAGCCAATAGTTTACCGCCGAGATAATTATATCCAAAAGGCTGTGCGGGTACAATAACAAAACCCATCATAGATGAGTTATTAAATCTTGAAGCACCTTCTTTTGTTTGGGTGAACACTTGGCCAAGTAATTCATTACGGGGTTTACAATTAATGATTGGTGAACCAAGACGAATAAAACCAACAAATTTACCAGAGTTTTTTTCAACGACAGCTAATTTAAGATTTCTTCCAGGAGATGCAGAATTAATATGTGAAGATGTAATATTCAATAGGGTATCCCAAGTATCATTTGGTACAGCCATTACATCAAAATCCATATCATTTGGATGCATAGAAAAATCAGAAAACAAATCTTCTTCTGGTGGAAACAAAGTATTCATATTCATTCCAGACAATGAATTTAATTTTTGGTCCTTCATGTATTGGTCAATGCGTTCAAAGTTACCAAAGTAATCTTCAAATACACCAGAAACATAAATTGCATCATCTTTATCAAAACTCATACTTTAAAACCTTCAAACTTATTTCTTGGTTTATCATTATCAAATTTACTATATCCAGCATCAGCCAATCCTTCTTGAGCGGATTGTTCCACATCATACAACTTCATCTTACTTCTGTCAACACCCAAAGTGAATCTTTTTAAATATGTTGGATCATTATACCGATTTTTTAATTGTTTGACCATAATCTGTCCCAACTCTTCCAGTTCATCAGAAGAGATAAGAGCAAACATTAAATCCGCGGTCGCTGGTAAACCGAAAGACTCAGAAGTGTCCTCCAATCCTGGATCAGAACTCGTAAATCCCGACCTTGTAGTCTGTGTAGCACTAACGATAGGCACACCATATTCGACCGCAAGTCCACGAAGTTCTTCCGCAATCGATTTGACGTATGTGTAGGAATTAATACTAGCACCAGGTTTAATACGAGAAGAAGTGCAGATATTAAGATAGTCAATAAAGATAATATCAGGCTTGAAATTGCGTTTAAGATGTAGTTCATTCAATAAAGTCCTAAAATGAGATGTGGATGCAGATGCGGTTGGGTATTCTTTAATAATCAATTTACCTGTGGTTTTACTCTTAACTCTTGCAACTTTTTTATCATAAGTTTCTTTGTCGAGATTAACCAATTCATCAACTTTAACATTGAGTAGATTT